TCGCTAAAGCTTTATCGAACCCCTGGTCTAACCAGGGGTTTTCTATATACAAAAAGGCTGGGTTACGTATAACCCAGCCTGGCCCCCACATCAACGATATGGGCAGCTCTGTTAGCTTCATTATACATAACACGTTTCATTTTTGCAACATATTCTTTCAGATTTGCATCATTCGTTCCGATACTTCTTTGGCGTGTACTTGGTCTTGGCCAGCTGTTTGGCAGTGCGCAGGGAGTTCTCGATGGAAGAGCGGATGAGGTCGCGCGTCTCATTGTCCATCGGCTCCTGACCGTTGTAGAAGGCGAGGCCGGTGTCTGGATCGAGGTCATCGAGTATAGACTGGAGCTTCTTCTGGATGTCTCGTTCATCGCGTGCGTTGAGCTCTGGTTTCTGCGCGGGCGGCTGAGCGGGGGCGGGATTGTCCATTAATTCAGAAATATTTACATTCAATGCTTGGGCGATGTTCTGGAGGTCCTCGGGCGACATAGCTGTTGTGTAGCCACGTTCCCAGTTTGACACTACTTGAGAGGACTTGTGGACCATTTCGCCCAGTTGCACTTGAGTCAGCCCCAACTCTTTTCTACGCAACTTGATTCTTTCTCCTAATGTCATGATAGATTCACTCCTTTATATGCCGTTAGTTTTTCTTTTATACTACCATAAACTAACGGTATATGATACATTACTAACGGAATTTGAGAAAATATCATACAAAAGGATTGACATTAACGGATTGCGTTAGTATAATATGACTAACGAAACACGTTAGGAGGTGATTGTATGGGCGTGAACGAAAACATTCGTCGAGTACGTGAAGCCAAGGGCGTGACTAAGACTTTCTTGGCAAAAGGGCTCGGCATGAGCCTGCAAGGCTACAGGTATCTGGAGGATGGTGATGTCAAGCTCGATGTTGAGCGGATGAAGAAAATCGGTCATCTGCTTTGCGTTGACAGTGCCATCTTTTTAGATGATAAGCTAACGGATTCCGTTATAAAAGGAATGCACAACGTGTAAGGAGGAACAACAATGAACGGACTTGTTCACATCGACAACCAGCAGGTTGTCACGGACAGCCGCAGCGTGGCTGAGAATTTCGAGAAGGAGCATAAAAACGTATTGCGGACAATAGATGATTTAGTGGCTCAAAATTCAGCCACTAAAAATATGTTCCTTGAGCAGACTCGTGAATACCGTGGCCGCGACTTCCGTTTCTATCTCATGAACCGCGACGGCTTCAGTCTGCTGGTCATGGGCTTCACCGGCAAAGCGGCCCTCGAGTGGAAACTCAAGTACATTGACGCCTTCAACGCGATGGAGAAGGCCATCAAGACGCCGCAGCTCACACCGAACCCGCACTACCGCACACGCATGATCGGCACGGCGGTCCGCGACATCGGCAAGACGGCAGAAGCTCTCGAGAAGGTCTTCGGTTGCCGTCACGGCATGGCGCTGGCGACGGCATCTTCGATGGTTGGCGAAGCCTACGGCATCGACACCAAGGCTATCGCGCCGCTCATCCCTGCCGAGGATTCGCCCTGCACCATGAAGGTCGCGAGCATCGCTGAGGCGCTCGGCTTCTTCTACAAGAAGAGCGGCAACCCCGACAGCCAGAAGGTTAACAGGCTTCTCCAGTCTTGTGGCCTTCAGGACAAGCCGCGCGACTCAAAAGGCGCCGTCCTCAAGAATACGGACTGGGTGCTGACAGATGAAGGTAAGGCTTACGGCGAGTCCGTAGCATTTACAGACCCCGATACAGGGCATCATGGCTACAGGATCGTCTGGAATGCCGACGTGCTTGAGCTGCTGCGCAAGGCGCTGAACTGAGGTGAGTGGCATGAAGACCGATATGCAGATGCTCCGGGCCTGCATGAAGTACCACAACCGGACGCAGGAAGACGTGAGCCGAGCTCTCGGCATGGTTCGCTCTACGTTTTATCTTCACATGAAGGACGGGGACTTCACCATCTCGCAGATCCACAAGATGATGGAGTACATCCCCTTGACGATGGACGACGTCAGCCGCATTTTTTTCGCAACAAAAAAATAGGATGCTGCGAACATCCTATTTAGAGGGTTGATGTGTAAGAACTACTTGCGGCCCTTGCGAGAAGGACGCTGGGAAAGGGCACTGGCGGCCGCCGTTTTCGCGGCCTTACTGCTACGACCACTGCGCAAGGTTTTCGAGGCTGCGCTTGCGGCACGAGCAGAGGTCACTTTGCTGGCATTGGACTTCGGCATGAAATCACCTTCTTTCTGCACAAGATGATTTCATTATACCATATCTTGTTTTATAAATCAAACAAAGCACTATATATTGAGGTGATCGAGATGACATATGAAAATACCGAGAAAGCTGTCCATGAGGCGGCTGACATTCTCGAGACGTTGGCAGGCAAGAAGTATCACGAGTATTTCGTTGCGGCGGCTCCAGTCGAGCACGGCGAGCGCTACGCGAAGCACTTCATCATTGACACGAACGCATCGCCGAGTGCGGTCATCGCCATGGTGGCAGAAGCCATCATCCGCGAGGCCGAGTTCATGGGCGACGAGCCGGAGGGCGTGCTCCGTCACGTCGCCAGCAGGATCAGGCACCGTGTGAAAGAGGAGCGTGGCAACGATGAAGAAGCGCACTGAGCCGACGTTTCTGTACGTCGTGGACATCATGAAGCTCTTCAACTGCTCGCGGTCGAAAGCGTACCAGATCATTGCAGAGCTCAACCGGGAGCTAGAGAAGAAGGGGTTTCTCTTTATTCGCGGCAGGATCAGCCGCAGATATTTCGAGGAAAGGTATGGTGCATGATGATTCCGATTGCAAAGTATGATGAGGACGGCCGCTGCATCCAGGCGGGGCTGTCTATGCGACCCATCAAACGGCAGGTCGCACGAGTGAAGAAGGCGCTGACGCCGAGCGAGAAGACGCAGAGCCGCATCGAGTGGACGGTCGTCGGCATCGTCGCGCTGCTCGGCACGATCGTGGCTGTCGAGGTGCTGGCTGCCATTGCGGCGGTGATGATGTGATGGCTAGCCTGTCATTGCCGCCGCATTGCAAACCCGGGTACGGGTGCTTGCAATGCCCTTATCCGGACTGCATCTACCCGAAGGGCGGCAAATACAACCGAGTCGCGCCGGTCGAAACGTACATGCTGTCGCTTGTCGGCATGGCACGTTACTGCGTGAGACGCAAGACAAAAAAGACCGGGCGCTGAGACGCCCGGCCAAGAACTAAAAGATCTAATCAACTCTAGTATACAGGAGGTCAATATGGATATCAATATCACAATACGATTTGAGGGGCTTGACAATCTTGCCAATGCGCTCTCGGATATTGCGGGATGCCGCGCGGCGGTCCATCTCGCGGAGATGACGGGCCAGAAGACGCTTCCGGAGAAGAAGGCGGCGCCTGTCATGGAATGCACGTCGGTCAGCGCGAAAAAGGAACGCGAGATCCGCGACGTGCTCAAGACGGCGGCGCCGTCGGATGTGAAAGCTGAGCCGAAAAAGGAAGCGGCAAAGCCAGACGACACGATCCCGCGCGAGGAGCTGGCGGGCATCCGGCAGAAGGTCGCTGCATTCATCAAGGCGCATCCGGAAGACGGCAAGGCGACAATCAAGCAGTGGCTCACGGAGCATGACGCGGAGGGCATCAGCAAGGTACTCGTGAAGGACCGTGCGGCACTCCTGACGTTCCTCGAAGGGGGCGAGAAGGTTGCCTGAGCTTCATGCATTACTTTCAGCATCGTCATCGCATCGCTGGCTCGTCTGTACGCCTTCCGCGCGCCTCGAGGAGAAATGTCCGGACGAGCAAAGCGCCTATGCGGCGGAAGGCACGCGAGCCCATGCGCTCGCGGAAAAGCGCCTGCTGCACTTTCTCGAGACGGGCGCGCTGTACAAGCGCCGCCTCAAGGATGTGGATGCGGAGATGTGGGAGGCTACGGGCCGCTACGTCGATGTCTGTATCGAGAAAATCAAGGAAGCGCAGCATGTGTCGTCGGATGCGGAAGTCTTCGTGGAGAAGCGCCTGGACTACTCGCGCTGGGTGCCGGACGGCTTCGGCACGGGCGACATGGTCATCTACTCGGATGACTGCATCGAAGTTGTCGACCTCAAGTACGGCAAGGGCGTGCCGGTCTCGGCGCTGGGTAATACGCAGATGCGGCTCTACGCGCTCGGCGCGCTCGATGCCTACGGGTATCTCTACGCTGCCGACAAGGTGCGCATGACGATCGTGCAGCCGCGCCTCGATGCCATCTCGGCGGATGAGATCAGCACGCAGAAGCTGCTCACCTGGGCGCAGGAGGTCGTCGTGCCTGCCGCGCGGCTGGCCTACGAGGGCGAGGGTGAGAAGAAGGCGGGCGCGCACTGCCGCTTCTGCAAGTGCCGCGCGACGTGCCGGACGCTCGCGGAGTATGAGCTGCAGGGCGTGAAGGAGGACCTGGCGGCCTCGGACCTCACAGAGGTGGAGATCGCGGATATCATCCAGCGCGCAGGCCACATCAAGAAATGGCTCACAGATGTCGAGGAATATGCCCTGCAGGCGGCCAAGGATGGCAAGGCGTGGCCTGGCCTCAAGATGGTCGCTGGGCGCAGCATCCGCAAAATCGCGGACCCGGAGCGGGCGGCCGCCATCCTCGAGAGCCACCATATCCAGGACATCTATAAGCCGCAGGAGCTTAAGACGCTCACGGCGCTCGACAAGCTCGTCGGCGCAAAGAAGCTCGCGGAGCTCCTCGGCGATGTCATCATCAAGCCTGATGGCAAGCCGACGCTGGTGCCCAAAAGCGACAAGCGCCCGGCCATCGTGCCGGATACCGAGGCTTTTGACGATTCTTTGATTGACATGCAGCGCAAAGCTGTTTGATTTTTAGGAGGTATTTTCATGAAATCCATCAAAATGACGACGGGACTTGTACGTCTCAGCTATGCACATCTCTTCCAGCCGGCCGAGGACCTCAGTGGACACGAGAAGTACAGTGCCTCGCTGATCATCCCGAAGGGCTCTAACACGGTCTCCATCTATAAGGACCATGTGAAGACTCTGCTCGCTGATCCTGAAGCCAAGGCCATCCTCAAGAACCTCTCTGGCGTGGATGACGGCCTGCGTGACGGCGACGAGAAGCGCCCGGACGATGACGCCTACGCCAAGGCATACTACGTCAACGCGAAGGCGAACACGGACCACAGGCCGAAGATCCTCGACCGCGACCGCAACGAGATCGTGGACCCGGAGGAGGTCTACAGCGGCTGCTACGTGCAGGCGGTCCTCACGCTCTACGTCTACAACACGAGCGGCAACAAGGGCATCGGTGTCAGCCTCAACGCCATCCGCAAGATCAAGGACGGCGATCGCCTGGCCGGTACGGTCGTATCGGAGTCGGATTGGGATGACAGCCTGCTCGGTGATGTCGATGAACTGATGTAAAGGAGGCGTCGCATATGTCGACCTTATGCATCGACATTGAGACTTACAGCGACGCGGATATCAAGCTGGGAGTCCATAAATACGTGGACTCCCATAATTTTCGCGTTTTGCTGCTGGCCTATGCATTCGACTCGGAGCCAGTCGAGGTTGTGGACCTTGCCCGCGGCGAGTCGATACCAGAACGCGTCGTGGAGGCGCTCTACAATCCGGCTGTCACGAAGACGGCATTCAACGCGAACTTCGAGATTACCTGCCTGCGCAAGCTCTTCTCTGACCTGCCTGATGGCTCGTGGGAGTGCGATAGCGTGCTTGCCCTATATCATGCCCTGCCGACGTCCTTGGACGCGGTAGGCAAGGCGCTGGGGCTGCCACAGGACAAAATGAAGGACGCGCGGGGCAAGCGCCTCATCACGTATTTCTGCAAGCCCTGCCGGCCGACGAAGAAGAACGGCGGCCGGACGAGGAATATGCCGGACGATGCGCCGGAAGATTGGGACATCTTTAAGGAGTACAACCGCCAGGATGTCGTGACGGAACGGGAGATCCGCCGCCGTTTGCTCTGGCTCAAGCCAGGCGAGCAGGAGCATCGGCTCTGGCTCGTCGACCGGGCTATCAATGGCCGCGGCATCGGCATCGACCGCAAGCTCGTCGAGAGTGCCATCGATCTCAACACGGAGATGGCGCAGAAGCTCATGGCCAAGGCACAGGAGCTTACGGGGCTCGAGAACCCGAACAGCATCCAGCAGCTCCAAGGATGGCTGCGCATGAACGGGGTGAAGCTCACGGGGCTCACGAAGGCCAGCGTGGCCGAGGCTCTGCAGGATGGCCATCTCCATCCTGTCGTACAGAAGGTCCTGCGTATCCGGCAGGCACTGGGCAAGACGAGCATCAAGAAGTATGAGGCGATGGAAAAATCCATCTGCGAAGACGGCCGCGCGCATGACCTCTTCCAGTTCTACGGGGCGGCGCGGACGGGGCGCTGGGCTGGCCGAAATATCCAGCTGCAGAATCTGCCGCGCAACTACCTCGAGGATCTCGATGCCGCCCGTGAGACGGTCAAGGAAGACGACTATAGCTGGATGGCCACGATGTACGAGAATGTTCCGGATGTCCTCTCGCAGCTCATCCGCACGGCGCTCGTGCCGCGCCCGGGCAACCGCTTCATCGTGGCCGACTTCTCGGCTATCGAGGCGCGTGTCATCGCCTGGGTGGCGGGGGAGCGCTGGCGACAGAACGCCTTTGCCGAGGGCGCGGATATCTACTGTGCCTCGGCCAGCCAGATGTTCCACGTGCCGGTCGTCAAGCATGGCGTCAATGGCCACCTGCGCCAGCGCGGCAAGATCGCGGAGCTGGCGCTCGGCTACGGCGGCGGCATCAATGCGCTCAAGGCGATGGGAGCCGACAAACTCGGCCTCTCGGATGCAGAACTTGAAGATATCGTCACGAAGTGGCGCGAGGCCAGCCCCGCCATCCCGCGGCTCTGGCACAAGATCGAGTCCGCGGCAATGCGGGCGGTCCGTGCGACGGCGCTCAATGAGGACGGCAAGGTCTACCGGATGGATACGGGCAAGAGGGAGCTTAGGAAGTTCCCGGTCACAGGCAATATCTACTTTGCTCGTGTGCATGACTGCCTGCTCCTGCATCTGCCGAGTGGCCGCTGGCTCGTCTACCCGAAGGCGCGCATCGGCGAGAACCGCTTCGGCCGTCCGTCCATCATCTATGAAGGGCTGGAGCAGACGACGCGGCGCTGGGGTGAGCTTGAGACGTATGGCGGCAAGCTGACGGAGAACCTCATCCAGGGCATCGCGCGGGACTGCCTCGGTGCGGCCATGCTGCGCCTCGAGACGGCGGGCTACAAAATCGTCGCGCACATCCACGACGAGGTCGTACTCGATGTGCCGCAGGACTTCGGCTCGCTCGCGGACGCCATCCGCATCATGACGCAGAATGAACCTTGGAACGAGGGCCTGCTCATGAACGCGGACGGCTTCGAGAGTATGTACTACAAGAAGGATTGATTCTCATGAACGATACTCTTTTTTATATCGCGGTGGCGCCGAGCCGCCAGTCAACGAGCTGGCGCAACGTCAAGACGAGCTGGCAGGATTTCTTGCAGGATCATCTGCTGACGCCGTGCCGGACGAATGAGACGATGGCGGAATACGCGGCGATGAAGAAGCCGGAGAGGGACCGCGTCAAGGACCAGGGCGGTTTTGTGGGCGGCTATCTCGAGGGCGGCCGCCGCAAGAAGGACAGCGTCAAGCTGCGCCAGCTCATCTGCCTCGACGCGGACAACATCCCGAAGGGCGTTGACTTCCCCGCGATGGCCGCGGAGAAGGGCGGCGTGCCGTGCTACGCCATCTACCCGACGCACAGCGCAACGCCTGATAAGCCGCGCTACCGCCTCGTCATCCCCTGCAACCGCCCGCTGGAGCCAGATGCGTATGAGCCAGCCGCGCGCATCATCGCGAAGCGCATCGGCATCAACTACTTCGACCCGACGACCTACGAGGCCTCAAGGCTCATGTACTGGCCGACGTGCCCGAAGGATGCGCCGTACCAGTGCCTGCACTTCGAATCTCCTGATGGTGCCTGGGCAGACCCTGATGCGCTCCTCGAGGAATACGAGGATTGGCGGGATGCGTCGGCCTGGCCGATCGGACAGACGGAGACGCAGGCTCATGCGCGTACCATCAAGCGGCTGGGCGACCCTCGCGAGAAACAGGGTATCGTCGGCGCTTTCTGCAGGGCCTACACCATCACGGAGGCCATTGCCAAGTTCCTGCCGGATACCTATACGAAGGTGGATGGCACGGAGGATCGCTATAGCTACGCCTATGGCACGACGACGGGCGGTGTGATCATCTATGACGATGACCTGCACGCCTACAGCCACCACGCGACGGACCCCATCAGCGGGATGGACGTCAATGCCTTTGACCTTGTCCGGCTCAATAAATTCGCGCAGCTCGACGAGAATGTCGGCGAGAAGACGCCAATCAACAAGTACCCGAGCTACACGGCAATGTCGGATTTTGCGCGCAAGGATGAGAAGGTCAAGGGCATCCTCGTCGATATGGCTATGGCGGATTTCGATGACAATCTGATTGAGGAGGACACGGGCGAAGACAAGGCGCGGAAGGATGATGATCAGGCCATCAGAGCGGCTCGCCTCGCTCTCTGCCAGAGGCTCGACTGGACGGCGAAGGGGACGCGCATCCTCGCGACGGCCAAGAATTTTCTCTTGATCCTGAACTTCGACCCGGAGCTTCACGGTATCGCGGCGCTTGATAATTTCAGCCACCGCATTGTCCTGCGCCGCGATACGCCCTGGCGGAAGCTGCGGGCGGGGGCGAATCCCGTCTGGACGGATGCCGACGACGCGCAGCTGCGCAATTTCATCGGCACCCATTATGGCGGCCTCGCCAGCAAGGCGCTCATCGACGATGCTTTCACGGAAGTGACCAGCAAGAAGGCCTTCCATCAGGTCAAGGACTGGTGGAAGACTCTTACGTGGGACGGCGTGCCTCGCATCGGCCGGCTGCTCATCGACTACCTCGGCGCGGAGGATACGCGCTACACGCGCGAGGTCACGGAGAATTTCTTCAAGGCCGGCGTGGCGCGCGTCATGCGGCCGGGCACGAAGTTCGACTGCTGTCTGGTGCTGACGGGGCCGCAGGGCATCGGCAAGAGTACGATCCTCGCGCGGATGGGCGGCAAGTGGTTCAACGACTCCATCGTCTCCATCAAGGGCAAGGACCCGCTCGAGCAGCTCATCGGCTCGCTGGTCATCGAGCTTGGCGAGATGCAGGCGGCGACGCGCGCGGAGAATGACGAACTCAAGGCGTTCATCTCGAGGCAGACGGATAAGTTCCGCGCGCCTTATGGACGCCGGACGGAGGAATACCCGCGCCAGTGCATCTTCGCCGCCACAACGAACGACGACATCTTCCTCAAGGACCGCACGGGCGGCCGCCGCTTCCTGATCGTACCTTGCTCCGGCAAGGCCGAGAAGAATCTCTGGCAGGACTTCACGCCGGACGAGGCCGCCCAATGCTGGGCCGAGTGCATCGCGCTCTACAAGGGGAATCCTAATCTGGAACTCTCGAAAGAGTCGCGCAAGGAAGCTCGAGAGATGCAGGAGTCGCATACCGAGGGCGCGGAACTCAAGGGCCTCATCCAGGAGTACCTCGACAGAGCTTTGCCGCCGCTCTGGGAGTCGATGGGACTCGAGGAGCGGAGGGAGTGGCTCGATGCGCCGGCTATTGAAGGGGATAAGGATCACAAGCCAAAAGACCGCGTCTGCACACTGGAGATCTGGTGCGAGTGCCTGGGCAATTCGCAGAAGTCTATGCGGAATATTGATGCCAGAAACCTCAATACCATCATGCAGCATATGGAAGGGTGGGAGGTATACCGAGGTGACAAGGGCGGCCGATTCCTATTTCCTCTATATGGTACGCAAAGGGCTTATGTGAGAAAGGGGACTCTGCTTTGTACGTGTAGTAAGGACAAAACAAGCAGAGATGATGCCGATGAAGCCGTGAACAGAACTGTGAACGATTTGATGTAGCCCTAAAAAACGTTCACAGCTCAAGTGAACGCCGTGAACGGAATTTTTAAAACCGTTCACGGAATCGTTCACGGCAAAAAGCTAGGTATATCAAGGGCTCAAGGCTATTTGTGAACAGTGTGAACAGTTTTTTATTATAAAGTTATTTTTTTAAAATTAGAGCGTATACGCGCGCGCGAGGGCTTATTTGACGCTCTAAACTCTCTATTTTTGCTTACGTAATAAAAGCGCCAAAAATCGTTCACACCTGTTTACTTGGCCATGATTTTTACTTTAGGAGGTGTCCTCTGTATATGAACAAATTGGAACGCGATATCGAGAAGAATCTTGGCATGATTCTCGACGACTGGGATTGTTTGTATCTCAAATTTGTCAGCCCCGGTCATGCAGGTGTGCCAGACCGGATGATCCTGACGCCGGGCGGCCATGTCATCTTTGTCGAGCTGAAGCAGGCAGGCAAGAAGCTCCGCCCGCTGCAGGTCTATTGGCAGAAAACCTTGCAGCGGATGCATTTTGCGGCGTTCGTCGTCAGCGACAGGGACTCGGCGCGCAAATGCCTGGGGTATGTCAATGAGGTCCTCAGACGGGAAGAAGACGCGGGGGAGAAAGAGAGGCTGGACAAATATGATTTTTAAGCCGCATCCGTATCAGGCGGAGGCCGAGCGCCGTCTCCTCGAACATCCCTGCTACGGCCTTTTCCTCGACATGGGCCTCGGCAAGACGGTCATCACTTTGTCTGCGATTGCGGAACTCATCTATGATCGCTTCGAGGTGCGCAAGGTGCTGATCATCGCGCCGAAGTCTGTGGCGGAGTCGACCTGGCAGGACGAGGCGAAGAAGTGGGAACACACGAAGTGCCTGCGCTTCTCGACGGTCCTGGGCTCAAAGGCCGAGCGCGAGCGGGCCTTGATGGCCGACGCGGATTGCTATGTGACGAACCGCGAAAATCTCGTCTGGCTCATGGAATACTATTTCTATGACCCACCCTTTGACATGCTGGTCGTCGATGAATCTTCGAGCTTCAAAAATCCGCAGGCCAAGCGCTTCAAGGCGTTGCGTAAGGTGCTGCCACTTTTCAATCGCCGCGTCATCTTGACCGGCACGCCAGCGCCGAATACCTTAATGGACCTCTGGAGCCAGATCTACCTGCTGGACGGCGGCAAGCGTCTCGGCAAGAGCCTGACGATGTACCGCAATCACTGGTTCGTGCCTGATCGGCGCAACGGCTTTGTCGTCTATAGCTACCGGCTGCGCGATGCGAGCTGTGAGCAGGGTATCTATGACGCCCTGGGCGATACGTGCATGAGCCTCAAGGCCGAGGACTACATCACACTGCCGGAGCGCATCGATAACGTCATTCACATCCGGATGCCGCCCGAGTCGCGCAAGGCATACGACCGGATGCACCATGATCTGATCTTGATGATGCAGGACACGGAGATCACGGCGATGAGCGCGGCAGCTCTCAGCAACAAGCTGCTGCAGATGGCCAACGGGCGCGTCTACGATGATGAGCATCAGGTCGTCAATCTGCATCATGCCAAGCTGGATGCCCTCTCGGATATCGTCGAGGCGAATCCGGGCAAGCCGGTTCTCGTCTTCTACGCCTACCAGCATGACCTCGATATGCTGCATGAGGCATTCCCAAGGGCGAAGATCTTGCATGGTGCTGAGGAGATGCGGGACTGGAATGCAGGGCGCATCGAGATCCTGCTGGCGCATCCGGCAAGTACGGCCTACGGGCTCAACCTGCAGGCGGGCGGCCACATCATCGTCTGGTACGGCCTGACCTGGAGCCTCGAGCAGTACCAGCAGGCCAATGCCAGACTCTACCGGCAGGGCCAGCAGGAGCCGGTCATCGTGCATCATCTCGTGACCGAGGGCACTATCGACACCAAGGTCATGCAGGCATTATCCCGGAAAGCAGCAGGGCAGGACGCTTTGATGGAAGCTGTGAAAGCAGAGATAAGGAGAGGATAATATGAACAAGAAAGAAATCCATGCCTATCTTGATGAGGCTTTAGGGCGTGAGTATTCGCGCGGGGAAAGGGAAGGATATCAGAAGGGTGTGTCGGACGGATATCGGCGTGGCAAGGCGGCGGTTATACTGCCTCATCCTTGCGACGGGCCACTCTATGATGATTGGCTTTGGCCACAGTATCTCGATAAAATGCGCGAAGAATTTGAAGAGGTCGTAGAAGCTGTTAAGAGTGTACGAGATTGTACGAAAAAACATCTTGGCGTAGCCGTTCACAGGGAACGCTGTGAGCATTTAATGCGAGAGTGTACGGATCTGATTGTAGCCACGACGACTTTTATGGATTGTACAGGGTATAGCGAGTCCGACCGTCAGAGACTCATGTTTGAGGTCAATGAAAGTAATGCCAAGCGCGATGACGGCCAGCGATTTAAGAAGGAGTGATGAATCATGAAGGAAAAGCATTTAGCTGTACTTGGCGAGATTGAAGAAGCAGCCGTCCTCGGTATGAAGCGACGGTACTGCCAGAAGTATACGGAGTGCGCTTGCCTGGGTTGTCCGGTGAAGGTCGATACGGATGAGAAGCTTGACTGTGCGCTGCTGATCGTGCTGGAGGCACTCAAGAAAGAGAGGGAAGCCGAGGCACGATGTTGAGCTGAAAGAAATGATGGTACGCCAGGGAGGCTGTGGGTCTCTCTGGCTTTTGCGCGGGAGGAGATATCGTGAAAGAGCTTAAGGAATACAATGACTACGTTGAAACCGTGAAGCGCTACCTGAGCCAATATGGCCGGATGCAGGGGACGGCGGAGAGTATGCGCATGCGGGCCAAGACCATCCGAGAGGAGCTTTCGGAGGGCTTCGATATTGCGGCACCGATTTCAAAGTACGGGGACCAGGTTGGCGGCGGTTCACCAGAGCTCAACACCGTGGAGGCGGCCGCCAATCGGCGCGCGAAGAAGGCCAAGATGGCGGCATGGTGCGATGCCCAGGCCGATGCCATCGAACACCGGCTGGAGCTCGTCGACCATGCGCTTTCCTGTCTCGACGAGCGGGAGCAGTATCTTGTGCGCGGCTACTACTTCGAACGGAAAACATGGGTCGAGCTAGCAATGGAATTGTATCTTTCCGAGACGTGGGCGAGGAAGACCGGAGGGCGGGCTGTGAAAACGATGGCGGCCATCATCTTCGGTGAAGATGCCGTCCCCGAGCAGATGGCGTTTCATTTCGCAGTGCTTTGACAAGTCACAGAGTCCTGTGGATAAGTACGAGGGCGAAAACACTTCCGCTTTTGTGCCAGATTTTGATTCATATCTGTGCGATAATAGTAGTATCGGATGTCTGGATGGGACGACGATAACTCTCCAAAACAATATCACACATCATGGGCGGGGTATTGTTCATAATGGCGTTTGAATCCTTGCAATCTGCGCTGCCTCCATTATGGCGCAAGCGAGGAGACGACACTCGCAAACGCCAACATTTTGTCACGCCGGAGCCAACACCGGCAGAAGTTCCTCCTTTCATAAAGTTACCCCTTAGACAGGCCTGAAATCTAGGGCCTGTAGAATATCCGAGCACTCACAGCGTGGGTGCTTTTTTGATGCATAAATAAGACTAGGGAGCGTGGTGAGTATGTGAGATGAAGCTGACAGAGAAGCAGAGGCGGTTCGTCGATTATTATGTCGAGACGGGCAATGCCAGTGAGGCGGCAAGGCGGGCCGGGTATAGCAAAAAATACATCAACGCCAACGCGCCAAAACTACTGCAAAATACTGCAATCAAGGCCACCATCGATGCCAGGCTCAAGGAGCTTGAAGACAAGCGCATTGCCAAGGCTGACGAGGTCCTACAGTTCCTCACATCGACACTGCGCGGCGAAGTCAAAGAGGAGCGCGTCGTCGTCGAAGGAACAGGCGAGGGGAGAAGCGATGCCCGCATCATCACGGTGCAAGTATCCGCCCGGGACCGCCTCGAAGCAGCGAAGAGCCTGCTCAAGCGCTACCCGATGCAGCTCGACGCCAAAGAGCAGAAACTACGGCTGCAGAAGCTTGAGGCCGAGATACGGGCGGCCGAGCTGGTGGACGACGATGCCGTAACGATTGTGGATGATCTGGAGGATAGTGAAAATGGCAATTAAAAAGCCGCGCAGTGGTATTGCGCGGCTAGTCTGTTGGGGAGTATTCAATTATCCCTTGGGTGGATACGGATCATGCCCATGAGAGTCTTTCTGGCTGATTTGCCCATTTCGGTTATGGATGATTAGCTCAGTCCCCTGATTCTTGGAGATTTCACGTGCACGGTCAATGGCTTCCTGCTTTGTGTTTGTTACAACGGTCACGCGGGAGTTGCCTTCACCTTTAACGGCCCATTCGGACCCACGCGGAATAACATGCTGATTCGGCATAAGAATCACCTCCTTTCCATGTCTGATTATAGCAGGAGTGAATATGAAAAATAAAGTGACAGCCCTGTTCCGATGGGAAGTAATCAGGTTCCCATGGGGCGTTGCGGTGAGGGAAAAACGAACAGGTAAATGGACATTGGCCATCTTGAACTTCAATGGCCAGGAAATAGACTTGAATGGAGCAGAAGTTGAACTTCACGAAAATGGTATCGAATTTTTCTAAGGTGGCTGGTGAAGACGAATGGCAATCGTAAGACTCAGTGACATCGTGGCGCCGCATTTTTATGCGCTGCACCGCGATATCAAGTGCCATGGCCATACATACTACTGGCTGGAGGGCGGCCGAGGCTCAACAAAGTCTTCGGAGATAAGCCTCGAGATTCCGCAGCTCCTCATCAAGAACCCGGATTGCCATGCAGTTGTCCTTCGAAAAGTCGGCAACACCATCAAGACAAGTGTCTACCCGCAGATGCAGTGGGGTATCGAGGCACTGGGGCTCACGAGCAAGTTCCGCTTCAAGACAAGCCCACATGAGATTACCTACCGGAATACAGGCCAGAAGATCCTGTTCTTCGGTGTCGATGATCCGCAGAAGATTAAGTCCATCAAGCTGCCATTCGGCTACATCGGCATCGCATGGTTCGAGGAGCTTGACCAGTTTGGCGGCATGGAGGAAATCCGCAACCTCAATCAGTCGCTGTTGCGCGGCGGCCCTAAATACTGGGAGTTCTGCTCATTCAACCCGCCGAAAAGTCAGAACAACTGGGTGAATGAGGAAAAGCTCTTTGAGGATCCCGACAGGCTCGTGCATCATTCGACGTATCTGGGCGTGCCCCGGGAATGGCTGGGGGAACGGTTCTTTGAAGACGCTGAGAAGCTCAAAGATAAAAATGAAATGGCTTACCGTCATGAGTACTTGGGCGAAGTGACCGGAACTGGAGGCGCTGTATTCGAGAACGTCAGCGATATGCGGATGAGCGATGAGCTTGTCGGAAACTTTGACAAGTTGTACTACGGTTTGGACTTCGGCTTCTCGATGGATCCGCTGGCCTTTGTGGCCATTTACTACGACGCCAAGCACGAGGACCTTTATGTTTTCGACGAAATCTACCAGCAGAAGCTGAGGAACAGCATGGCAGTCGAGCGCATCCGCCCGCTTGCCGGGACTGCGAGGATTATCGCAGATTCAGCAGAGCCAAAATCCATTGCAGAGATGCGGGATTTAGGTCTCAGGATTACGGGAGCACGAAAAGGCCGTGACAGTGTAGAGCACGGCATCAAGTGGCTGCAGGATCGTGCGCATATCTACATCGATAAGCACAGAGCCCCGAGTGCATACCGCGAGTTCGTGAGCTATGAATATGAGCGGAACCGGCAAGGCCAGTTCGTGAGCGCCTATCCGGACAAGGACAATCATGCGATAGATGCCGTCCGATATGCTATGAGCGAAGTCATGCGCGCTGGCGGCATCCGCATTTTCAAGTGAAGGAGGTGAGAGCATGGATTTGGATACAGCAAAAAAGCTAATCACAAAGTACGTGTCAGGGCACAGCGCATTTATGGCCCGAGCGCAGGAGGGCGAGCGCTACTACAGGGTGCAGAACGACATCCTGTTTCACAAGCCGAAGAAGATGGATGACGTGCAGACCGTTGATGGCGCAAATCCTCTCCGACAGGCGGACAACCGCATCGCATTCAGCTTTTACCAGCTGCTGGTCAATCAGAAGGCTGGCTACATGTTCACCACGCCACCTCTGATTGATACGGGATCGGTCGAGCTGAATGATATCATTGCCAGCGACCTCGGCGATGCGTATCCGCGCAAGATGAAAGATCTGTGCGTGAATGCTAGCAACGCGGGTGTGGCCTGGATACATTACTGGATCGACACGGACGGTTTCCATTATGGCGTCGTGCCGAGCTATGAGGTTATCCCTGTGTGGAGCCAGAAGCTCGACAAGGAACTGCTGGCCGTCCTGCGCGTCTACAATGATTTTGATGAGCAGGGCGATGAGTGGTATATTTACGAGTTTTGGACGGACAAAGAGTGCGAGGCATTCCGTCGTCGCAGCGCGGATGATGTACAGACTGGCCTGGTGACCTGCCCGATGTTCTTTGACTTCTACGTGTCGGGATTGTCGGAGGCAGACAACGTCCTGCGGCATAACTATGGGCGAGTGCCATTCATCCCGTTCTTCAACAACAACACGACCAGCCGCGATTTGGATACCGTGAAGGACCTTGTCGACGCGTACGATAAGACCTTCAGCGGCTTCGTGGATGACCTCGAGGACATTCAGGAGATCATCTTCGTCCTCACAAATTACGGCGGGCAGAACTTGAAGGAATTCCTTCATGATCTGAAATATTACAAGGCTATTCAGGTTGAATCGTCCGGCGACGGGGACAAGAGCGGTGTCTCGACGCTCAGTATCGACATTCCTGTAGAGGCGCGCGACAAACTGCTTGAGATTACGCGCAAGGCCATCTTTGATATGGGCCAGGGTATTGACCCTCAGCAGCAGGGCCTCGATGCGACGAGCGGAGAGGCGATGAAATTCCTCTATGCCCTGCTGGAAATCAAGGCGGGGCTTATGGAAACAGAGTTCCGCATCGGCCTCGGGGAACTTGTTCGAGCGATTGCCAGGGCGCATTCCAGGCAGGTTGGCCAGCTCACGCAGACCTGGACGCGTACGAGTATCCGGAATGATGCGGAGCTTGTGGACATGTGTTCGAAGTCGGTTGGCATCCTGTCGCGGAAAACAATCCTTAAAAATCATCCCTTTGTCGAGAACGCAGAGGCGGAGGAAAAGCAGCTTGACAAAGAAAAGCAGGACGCCGATCAGGATGCCGATATCTATGGCAATGATTTAGGCTGAGGAAAGGAAGAACAAGAAGATGTATAAAGTGCTGACGGAATACGCTAAAGCGTTTGGCGAAGATTTTCCCATTTCTAAGATGCCTGGCTATAGCGCATACGAGATTCGCCGGAAAGCTCAGGAATGCCTGGATGCAAATAAGAAGTACAGCGACCCCACAGCCACATCTGTGGCGGCAGCAAGCACGTCCAAGTGACCAAGTATAATGGAACCAACCTCACTCGAGGCAGGTGAACCTCGGTAAAAACCGGAGTGGAGGAATCACACATGACCATCTCAGAATTTTTGAAATCCATCGGCATTCCTGATGATAAGGTTCAGGACGCAGAAGGGAAAATGAAATCGTATCTTGACGGTGATTATGTTACGAAAGCGCGTTTCAACGAACTCAATGAGTCCAAGAAGAGCCTTGCGGAACAGATTACGGAGCGAGACAAGCAGCTGAAAGACTTGAAGAAGTCCGTCGGCGATAACGAAGATTTGCGGAAGCAGATCGAAGACCTCCAGAAGGCCAACAAGGAGCAGAAGGATGCTTTTGACAACCAGACGAAGGCACTACGCCTGGATACGGCTATCAAGCTGGCCATTGCGGACAGCGCCCAGGACGCGGATATCGTCTCCGGCCTCATCGACAAGAACAAACTCATCCTCGGTGAAGATGGAAAAGTCACCGGCCTGACGGAGCAGGTGGAAGCATTGAAGAAGGACAAGGCCTTCCTCTTCAAAGGGACCACACCACCTCCTAATTATCATCCGAATGGCGGCGGGAATCCGCCTGTCACCAATCCATTCAAGAAGGAGTCGTTCAACCTGACTGAGCAGGGGCGTCTTCTTCGGTCGAACCCCGAGCAGGCACGCGCAATGGCGGCCGAAGCCGGGGTCACAATCTAAAAAAGGAGTGAAATCATATGGCAGGAACGACACTTTCGGACGTCATTGTTCCGGAACTCTTCAACCCCTATGTTATCAATCGCACGATGGAGCTGAGTGCACTTTTCCAGAGCGGAATTGTTGCGCACAGCCCGCAGTTTGATGCGCTGGCATCTGAGGCGGCACCAGTACATAACATGCCGTTCTTCGAGGACCTCACGGGCGATTCGGAGGCCGTAATCGAGGGCAAAGACCTCACGGCAAACAAGATCACGAGCAACAAGGATGTCAGCACGACGATCCGTCGCGCAATGATGTGGAGCGCAACGGATCTCTCGGCTGCACTTGCCGGCAAGGACCCGATGGAAGCCATCGGCAGCCTCGTGGCTGGCTTTTGGGCACGCGACATGCAGAAGGAACTCGTCAATGAGCTGAAAGGTGTATTCGCATGCGATACGATGGCGGACCATGTCCTCGACGTATCGGACGGTTCTGGTAAAGCGGCAAACATCTCGGCATCCTCGTTCATCGATGCGCTGCAGCTTCTCGGCGATGCACAGTCCCAGCTGACGGCCGTAGCAATGCACTCGGCCACGAAGTCCTACCTGAAAAAGCAGAACCTCATTGAGACGGAGCGCGATTCGACGGATGTTGAGTTTGATACGTATCAGGGGCGCCGTGTCATTGTAGACGATGGCTGTCCGGCTGAAGGCGGCGTCTACACGACGTACCTTTTCGGTGCGGGTGCGGTCGCATACGGCAATGGTTCGCCCACTGGCTTCGTCGCTACAGAGATTGACCGCGACAAGAAGAAGGGCTCTGGCGTCGACTACCTCATCAACCGCCGCACGTTCATCCTGCATCCGCGTGGAGTAGCCTTTCAGAACAAGGTTCGCGCCAATGCAGAGAATGTCACGCGCGAAGAGCTTGCCGACGCAACGAACTGGGCCCGCGTCTACGAGCCGAAGCAGATTCGCATGGTAGCTTTCAAGCACAAAATCGGCTGATTGGCGGTGTAAAAGATGGACAGCGAGACCTATTGGCAGCGGCGCATGGAGGAGCTCGAACGGCATTGGCATGATAAGGGGCGTCAGACCATTGAGAAAGAGCTACAAGCGCTTTACGAGGATGCGCTCGATGCCATACAGGATGAAATCGCTGCCCTCTATGGCCGCTTTGCGAAGGATAATGAGCTGAGTGTAGTGGAAGCCATGCAGCTCCTGCAGGGTAAGGAATATCAGAAGTGGCGCATGAGCATCGATGCGTATGTCGCGCAGATTGCAGCGACAGGAGACAAGGAACTCGAGAAAGAACTGAATGTCCTGGCGATGCGCAGCCGCATCACGCGCCTCGATAAGCTCTATGCCGAGACCCTTGTGGAGATTGCGAAATTGGATCAGGAGACGCGCGACAAGATTAGCGAGTTCCTGCCGTCGGCTTATCGCGACTTCTACTATCACACTTTGTACGACATCGGCCAGAGGCGTGGCCTCGACGGTGCTGTCAGCCAGGTGGACAGTGAGCAGATTGAGAAGGTACTCCGGACGCCGTGGAGCGGGAAGAACTATTCCGCCCGCATCTGGAAAAACGGCAGGAAGCTCGCTCAGGCCATCCGCGATGTGACGGTGCAGGCCGTACATCGAGGCAGCTCTGTCCAGGCACTCTCTCAGCAGGTTAGCCAGCGCATGGGCGTCGGCTACAGGCAATCTGTCCGGCTCGTCCGCACGGAACTCAACTACGTCCAGAACCACGCCATCCTAGACGGCATCAAGGACAGTGGCATGAAGTACTATCGCTTCGTCGCGACGCTTGACCGGCGCACCTCGGCGACCTGCCGCGACCACGACGGGCATATCTATTCCGTCGATGATTATAGCCCCGGCACCAACGCGCCACCATTGCATCCGCACTGCCGCTCAACCATAGTCGGCAGTATCAAGGGCGACGGCAAGCCCAAGGGAACGCGGGCAGCCCGGAATGCAGATGGGAAATATATCCGCGTGCCAGCTGACATGACATACCAGCAATGGTATAATAAATATATACAGCCAAGCATGATTCCATCTGGTAAAGGCAATTGGAAAACCGACAATGATGATAAAATCATCGTTACGCAAAGAATTCCAGCCTCGTCGCATTATCGTCCTTCGCTGAAGGGGACGCCAAATAGTGTCGTAGAATATACTACAATGCGAGGAACGCAAAGGAATTATGCGTTGTATGATGAAAATGGGTTTATAGCAGTCCAGATAGATTATGGCAATCATGGCAACAGTAAACAGCATCCATATGGTGCTAACGGTGAACATAAGCATCTATGGGCGTGGCAAGATGGAAAGCCAAAGAGAAGTAAGCCTCAGGACTTAAGCGCAAAAGAGCAACATGTTTTCAGGGGGTGATTTTATGCCAGTAAAACAGTTTATGGATACTATAGATGTGGCTGATCTTGAGTTTGAATATAAGGGAAAGTGGTATTACATTTGTCCTGTAGATAATGGCTACAGCTGTGGCGAGGCTGGCAAAGATGACACCATTTTTAAAACCAAAGAAGATATTCTCGATAGATTTCTTATAGATGGTATCTCATTCAGAGAAGTACTCCCTGATATTAATTGGTAAACGCATAAAATATCTTAAAGCACCAAGCGAAAGCGAGGTGCTTTTATTATGCCCATTTTGAGGAGGTGAGAGTATGGCAGGTAAATTTATCTCGTCGGACGAAGCGGAGACAGCACTCGTCGAGACAGCGAAAACGCTCCTGCAAGAAGACGGCACTTGGAACGATGCGCAGTACGGCATCTATGCGGCCAAATTGGTCAGCGATGTGCTGGACTACTGTCATCGGGATGATTTTCCCAAGGGCCTTGTCTACGCGTGCGCCGATCTCCTCGTGAAGCGCGTGAGCGATACCTCCGACGATACGAAAGGTCTCAAGTCCATCAAGATGGATGACACGCAGTTCGACTTTGCGCATGGCGACATTGCGGCCGGCACTCAGGCAGATGCCGACTTTGAGACAATCCGACCGAAGCTCAACCTCTACCGTAAGATTGGAGGCTGGAGCTGATGGCAACTTACCAAGGCATGAGGCTGGCGTTGTCGCACTTGATGTACAAGGATACGATGACAGTCTACCGAGTATCGCGCATCCAAGCGGACGATGGTTCTGACGACTACGAGGAATCCGAAACGCCGGTATTGAACGATGTGCCCTGCAAGCTCTCCCAGTACGGCAAAGATCTGCTGATGGCCAAGACCGCGCAGGCTGCTACGGTGCACATTGACCTTCGGGTCTGCTGTGCGCCAGATATCGACATCCATGAGCAGGATCGCCTTGTGGTCAAGCATCAAGGGCAGACTTTCGAGCTTTTTGCAGGTACGCGCTTTGCCTATCCGACGCATCAGGAAATATCAGTACGTAGCGTGAGGGAGGCGAAGCAGAATGGGACTTGAGTTTTCTGGCTTTGATGAGCTGATTCAACGGCTCGACGAGGCTGAAAAGAAGTTGCCCGGCGCCAGAGATAAGTTCCTGTCACAAGAAGCTGAGCTTGTCCGCGGTGACGCAGCAGATCTGACACCTGTCGATACAGGCAACCTGCGTGAAGCCTGGAAACGCTCTACGCCAGAAAACGGTCGCGTCGATGTGTACAACAACACCGAGTACGCGGCTCATGTGGAGTATGGTCATCGGCAGAAAGTAGGCCAGTACGTACCGGCCCTCGGCAAGCGGCTGAAAAAGCCTTTTGTAGAAGGAAGGCACATGCTGAGAGATGCCGTACAGCAGAGGCAGGACAGCTTCGCCGAAGACGCTGAGGACATCTTGAAAGGACTGATGCCATGATACCGATGAAAGATATCCGCAAGGCCCTGTCAGACCTCATTAAGGCGAATTTCCCTGACTGGCTGCTCACCTACAACAACAGCCCAGACGTGGAGCAGGACTACATCTACATCGAACTGCAGGAACATCGGCAGACCGTGGATCCTGTCTACTATGACCGAGACATTGAGATTGATGTCCATGTCATCCCTCTGCCAGATGTCCGCGGCAATGTCAAGCGGAATAAACTCTATGAGGCTCAGGATACACTGGAGCAAGCCATCTTGCCAGTCTTCCGGATTGGCGACAGGGCCATCACGATACAGGAGTCGAGCAGTCGCATCGTAGACGAGGTGCTGCATTTCACCTTTCATCTGCGTTTCGCGGACTACCGACCAGAAGATAACAACGACAAAGAGCTCATGCAGGAGCTCGAGATTACTTTGACAAAGGAGGAATAACCTATGGCAAATGAAGCTGAGAAATTCGGCTTGCCGCAGATTATCATCAACTTCAGGACGAAGTCGGTGACGGCGATTGCCCGCAGTGCGCGTGGCATCGGCGTGATGATTCTGAACAACGAAACGGAAAACATGTCCAACTTCTACAAGATCGCAGACAGCACGGATATCCCGGACAGCGGCCTCACTGATGAGAATATCACGCTCATCAAGAAAGCTCTGCTTGGCACGCCGCTGCGCCTGCTGGTCTACACGCTGCCGAAGAAGGATGTGACGGAATCTGATGGCTTGACGTTGCTGAATCAGGCAGACATCCTCAAGAAGGTGGCCAACGTCAAATGGAATTACATCTGCCACCCGACTGGCACGGCGCAGGATCAGGAAGACCTCGCGACGTGGGTCAAGAGTCAGCGCTCGCTCAAGCACAAGACCTTCAAAGCCGTTGTCTCGCACTTCGATGCGGATGACAAGGGCGTCATCAACTTCACGACGGATGACATCCGCTGCGTCAATCCGGCTTACACGGATGCCGTGACGGCTGCTGGCGGTGATGCGTCCAAGGTCGACACGAAGACGACGCCGGAGTACCTGACGTACACGGCGGCGGAATACACCGCCCGCATCATGGGCATCTTCGCCGGTCTTGCGCTTGACCGCTCCGGCACTTACTACGAGCTCAGCGAGGTTGTGGACTGCGCTACCTATGATGATATCGACGATAATATCAGCAAAGGCGAGCTCTGCCTCTTTGATGAGCAGGATGGCAACGGTGTCAAGATTGCGCGTGCCTGCAATTCGCTTCACACCTTTACGACGGACGTCGGTGAAGACTTCCGCTACATCAAGATTGTGGAAGCGGTCGATATGATTCACGATGATATCCACGACACCTTCCGCAACAGCTACGTCGGCAAGTGCATCAACGACTACAACCACAAGATGCTCTTCATCTCGGCTATCTTGGTCTACTTCCGTGGGCTCAAAGGCAATGTCCTCGACAACTCCGCAACTGCAGTCAACACGGTCGACATCGATGAAGAGGCACAGAAGGATTACATCAGGCTCAAGGGTCTCGACAAGCCGGCTGACCTCACGACGCAGCAGATTCGCGAGTACAACACGGGTACGAAGGTATTCCTCACAGGCCGCATCACGCCGGTCAACGCAATGGAAGATTTGAAGATTGATTTCGATATGTAAAGGAGAGTGAGACGATATGGCAAGAGACAGTGAAGATGTAACGTACCGTGGCCGCAGACGCTGGAACGGCAACCACGGACGAGTATGGTGGGACGGCCTTCTGCTTTTCGAGATTTCGAAGTTCAATGCGAAAGTCACGTCTGACCGTGAGGATGTCATCATCGGCAATTCGAAGGACAGCAAGATTACTTCCTTGACGGGTGAAGGCAGCTTCACCGTCAAAAGCGTCATCAACCGCAATATCAATCAGTATCTTGAGGAGTGGAAAGCCGGACACGATCCGCGTGCAACGCTTGTCGGCCTTCTGGAGGATCCGGATATGGTGGCTGGCCAGAAAGAACGTTGCTCGATTGACAACGTTTGGTTCAAAGAGCTGTCGTTGATGGACTTCGAGAAAGGCAAAGTCGTCGAGAAGGAGTTCCCGTTTGGCTTCACGCCGGAGGATGCATCCTTTATCGAGACGGTTGATTCGTAACAAAAACATGCAATGATGGAGTGCCTGGCAGTCGGTCTGCCGGGCCATTTTTATAGGAGGATTACCAATGGCTGTAAGTATTGCTGAACTGATTCAGAAAAAAGAAGAACTCGCGAACCGCAAGAAACGTCAGTTTGATCTGCAGACGAGCGCAGGCGTGATGACAGTGAAGCTGCCGACGCGCGCCTTGATTGCTGAGGCAACGGACCTTGAGACGGGCAGTGACGATTATATCCTGATGAATACTATCGTCGCACCGGACCTCTCGGACAAGGAGCTCCAGAAGGCATACGGCTGTGTCGAGCCGACTGATATCGTCGGCAAGATTTTCGATGCGGGTGAGATTGTCCAGATGGTCCGCAAAATCATGGAATTGGCGGGCTGGCGTCAGGATATCCAGGCTGACCTGCATGAAGAAGTAAAAAACTGATTGACGAGAACTGGGAAGCGCGGACCGCCGCGTACCTGGTTCTCCGAGGTCATCCTATCAGCTATTTTTTCCACTTGTCTACGATGGATAAGATATTCTGCTATCAAGCGATGGAACGGGAGCGGAAGGAAGAGCTGGAGAAGTTTAAGATTCTCGCGGCAGGAAGGGGGTTGAAATTGGCATGAGTGATTATATCCTATCAGCAACACTGGAGCTCAAGGATAAGCTGACGAGTAAGCTCAGTGACTCGAAGAAAGCGCTGGAAGGCGTCAAGGCGTCGGCCAGTGGTGTATCCGGTGCGCTCGATACGGTGCAGGCGTCTATGGACAAGACAAGCCAGTCAGCGGCCAAGGCGACCTCTGGAGCCGAAAAGCTCAAGAATAGCCTGCAGGGCGTCAAAGGCAACTATTCTGCGACGCTTTCAGTCAAGGACATGGCATCGTCTGGTCTCAGCAAAGTCAAGAGTGGCTTGCAGAGTGTCAAGGGCAAGACTGCTGCGGCATCCGTCCATCTGCGCGACGAAGCATCTGCCGGAATCACGCGTATCAAGGATGAGCTGACGAGCCTGACCGGCAAAGCCTACACAGCGATGGTCAACGTCAAACAGAACACTGGCGGCATCGCAGGGCTCACGGAGAAAGCGGGCAACGCTGTCTCTGGTGTAGCCAGCGGCATGCTCATGAACACGTCTATGCAGATGGCCGGTGCTGCTGGCATTGGTTTTGGCATCTATGACGCCATCAAGAGCTATGCGGATTTCGAGAAAGAGATGAGTGCCGTCAAGGCCATCTCCGGTGCAACGGGAGCCGAGTTTGATATGCTCACCGAGAAAGCACGTCAGATGGGTGCCGACACGAAGTTCTCTGCAACAGAATCGGCTCAGGCTTTTGAGTACATGGCAATGGCCGGCTGGAAGACCGATGACATGATGAACGGTATCGAGGGTGTCATGAACCTCGCCGCTGCATCTGGTGAGGACCTGGGCCGTGTCTCGGATATCGTGACCGACGCCTTGACTGCTTTCGGCTTAAAGGCAAGCGACTCGGCTCACTTTGCCGACGTCCTCGCTGCTGCAGCTACAAGCTCAAACACGAATGTCGGCATGATGGGGGAGACATTCAAATACGTCGCTCCACTTGCCGGTGCTCTGAAATACGATGTTGAGGATGTGGCAACAGCAATCGGTGTCATGGCGAACTCTGGTGTCAAAGCATCGGAAGCAGGTACGTCGTTGCGCTCCATCTTCACGCGCTTGGCTAAGCCGCCGAAAGATGCCGCAAAAGCGCTGGACGCTTTAGGCATTTCTATTAAGAACGATGACGGCACCATAAAGCCTTTCATGCAGACGATGGAAGAAATGCGAGATAAATTCTCGGGGCTGACCGATGACCAGAAAGTCAAGTATGCTGCGAGTATCGCCGGTCAGGAGGCTATGAGCGGCTTACTTGCTATCATGAATGCTTCAGAAGGTGACTTCGAGAAAGTAGCCAATGCGATTGATCATGCGAACGGCTCAGCTGAAAAGATGGCAAAGACGCGCATGGACAACCTCGCTGGTGATATCGAGCTTGTCGGCGGCGCATGGGACCAGTTCATCCAGACCATCATGAAGGGCGGTACAGCAAGCGGCCTGCGCAGTATCGTGCAGGAAGTCGGGTCTATCATGGACCTTCTGAATACCCGCATCAAGGATGGTCTCGATTTTGGCGATGTCTTTGCCATAGCTGGCAAGGGTATCACCGACCTCAAAAACAAGTTCCTCCAGTTTGACGGTGTCGGCTCTATTCTTGCTGGTGGCACTCTAGCCGCAGGGCTCTACAAGATTATCAGCCTGACGAAAAAAGCGTCTAGCGCCATCGGCGACCTTATGTCCAAGCGAAAAGGCGGTACGGCTGGAACTGCTGGGGCACCTGCTACTCGTGATATGGTCGTCAATGCGGCTAATGTGGTTGTGAACGGCAAGAATATCGCAGGTGGTGGAGCTGCTACCAGTAGATCTGGCGGTACACTCATCTTCGGGCCGGATGGGAAGCCGATATCCTCGGACAAGTATGCGCCAGCACCGACTAGGAGCTGGAAAAATCTAGCGAAAGAAGCTGCTGCAGGCGGTGCGGTTGCGGCAATCATGGCAGGATTGGATATCTACAGTACTGTTCAGTCCAACAACGCAGCAATGAAGGAAGCGCAGGAAAACGTCAAGTATACAGCCGAGCACTTGGAAGAAATCAAGAACTCGGACAGTGCTACGGCTCGGCAGGTGCGGGAGGCCTATGCCGACCTGACCAAAGCGCAGCAGTATCAGGCGGCAGTCGCTCGCGATAACCGTGAGCGTGTCGGTAAGTCTATCGGCAGTGCGAGTGGTGCAGTCATCGGTTCCGCGATTGGCTCTCTTGGCGGTCCGATTGGCATGGTGGCCGGCGGTATCATCGGCGAGATCATCGGCAACAAGATTGGTGGCTGGATGATGCGGATTGGGACGCCGAACGAGCTGAACAAGGATATGTTCACACTTGAGAAGGCTACCGCTGCGATTAACGGCCAGAAGAACATGCCAACCTACTTTGACCAGAACGGCAAGAGTATGCCGTATGATTTCAGCTCGACCGAAAAACAGAACTACGATATGCAGCAGAACCGGGATTCCTTTGGCGTCTCTACGGATGATGCGGCATATAACCTAAATCTAGCCCGCCAGAGCCAGGACGTGGCACCTTCTACACAGACGCCGAATGAGTTGCAGATCACGTCGAATGCGACAGCCGCCGAGTCGACGATATCGGTTTGGGGTAGTGCTCTGGATACCGTCAAAGGCTTCTGGGACAACATTGTTGCCGGTATCGAGCAGGACAATGAAGAGATTGCCAGCAGTGCTCAAGACTCTGGTGCTGAGGTTTCGGCATCTGCTTCGGACACGGCTGACGAGGTCTACGCCTCCTATGATACGGCGGCAGTTGATACACAGTCCATCTGGAGCCCTGTTGCTGGCTGGTTTGAGGGCGTCGTCTTCGGCCCAACAGCTTCTGGCGCAGCAGATTGCGGCTCTAATACGTCTTCGTCATTTGTATCCTCGGCTTCCAATTCCGAGTCTGCTTGGGGTGGCGTTGTTGGCTGGTTTGCCGCCAATGTCTGGGGGCCTCTGGTATCTGGCGCTCAGAGCTGTGCTAAAACTATCGGTAACGTTATCAGCAATGCGGCATCTGCGGCTAGAGGTGCTGCGGTAAGGGCTTATGACTATGTCACAGGCAACTACCAGCAGGGCGGCTCTGCTGCGGCTATCATGGAGTCCGACGATAACTACAACATCGGCCCGAAGACACATAAGTACTTTGCGTCTGGCACGAGCTTCGCGCCCGGTGGGTGGAGCGAAATCAACGAGCACGGCGGCGAGATTGTCGACTTGCCGACCGGTGCCCGTGTCTATCCACACGCTACGACGATGCGCATGCTGGATGACCTGTTCTCCGGCGAGCACTTCCGACCGGCCATGACGCCGGCTGCGCCTGTATCGCTGAGTGTGCAGTCTCCTGCGCCGTCGAGCAATTCACCTGCAACCATCAATATCACGGGCAATTCGTTCCTCGTCCGCGAAGAAGCGGATATCGACAAGATTGCCTACAAGCTGATGCAGCTGATGCAGCAGGCCAACGCCAACATGAACTACGTCGGAGAGGGGGCATTTGTATGAGCTTCCTGAGCATCTGGAATGAGCTGAACAACCTTGGCTCCTTTATCCTCGGCGGTGGTGTCAGTCATCGCCAGATCATCCTGTCTTGTGATGGGGAGCGCTTTGTCATCCCGGTCACGCCTAAAACCTATAAGGTAGAGACGGAGCAGAACAACCGCGTCGTCGATATCCTCGATACCGGCGAGGCGCAGCTTTTCGGCAATCGCAAGCTCAAGCGGCTGTCCTTCTCCTGCTTTTTCCCGCAGCCGAACCACGCGTACCCTTTTGTGGTGGGTGACAATAGGTCGCCATCCGAGTGCGTCGAGCTGCTTGAGAAGTGGAAAGAGGGCAAGAAAGCCGTCCGTGTCATCATCACGGACAGCCCTGTCAACCTCATGATGTCTATCAAGTCCTTCGATTATCGTGAGCAGGACGGCAGCCGTGACATCTACTATGAGCTAAAATTCATCGAGTGGCGTGACCTCAATACACCACTCGCGAATAATGAGAAGCAGGTAGAGAAGCTGACAGGGCTCAAGAAGCGGCCGGTCGGTACGACCATCCCACCACGCCCAAGTTCTATCCAGCGTGCGCGAGATATCCTCGATGCAAGCCGCAAGGCCTACGGGAAGTACAAGTACTGGCGCTCTCTGCGTGACAAGAACAACCTCAAGTATCTTGCACTCAAGAACTTGCGCCAAATTGTCGTTGATAAGGAGCAGAAGAAGTCATGAGAATCAAGATTGCTGATACTGACATTACCGGCCTGCTCATCCGGTGCACCTGGTCCGGCTCGCGGCTCAACGTCGCAAGGACGCTTGAGTTCACTTTCATTCAGAATGACCGCGACCCCAACATTCCGATTGTCGATGTGGACACGGGCTACACCTGCTACGGCTATGCCGAGGTAGACACGACACAGGATCAGACGACGGCTGACGCCATTGCCATCCAGATGGCTACGATGAGCAAAGAGGAGCAACAGAAGATGGCTGAGCCGATTTTTGTCGGCAACATCTACAAGGTCGAGAAGAACCGCGCGAAAGGCACGGTGAAGGTCACGGCGCATGACCATCTCTTCGTTCTCGCTCATAGCAAGACCACGCGCAAATTCTCTAGTGTGACGCCAGAAGACATCACGAAGCAGATTTGCGCAGAAATGGGCGTGCTGCCAGGCAACATCATCGAGACGAAGACGCCGGTGTCCTTCATCGCGAACCGCAAGACGGGCTATCAGATTATCATGGGCGCATACAATGAAGCGGCCAAAATCCTGCAGCAGCAAGCAGGTAAGGATGAGAACGGCAAGGATAAGCCGGGACCCAAATACCAACCCATCATGAATGGCGCCAAGCTCGATGTCATCGAGAAAGGCACGCTGATTGAGGGCTTTACTGCCGACTCGTACATCAACATGACTGACAGCTCGTACTCGGAGAGCATCGAGAACATCGTCAATCAGGTCATGGTCGTCGACTCGGAGGGCAACGCGAAAGACTACATCCGCGACGATGACGACATCAAGAAGCACTCCATGTTTCAGGATGTCTACAAGGAAGACAAGAACAAAGATACTCAGATTGAGGCGAAAAACCTGCTCAAGAAACCGGAGCGGGAAGGAACCATTGTCGTTCTCGGCGACTACAAAGTTCGGTCCTCCTATTCCATCGCCATCAAAGACAGCCTGCAGAACAAGGTGTCCGCGCAGTTCTGGGTCAAGTCAGACATGCATACTTTCCAGGATGGCAAGCACGAGATGAAGCTGGTGCTGGAATTTGAGAACATCATGAATGATGAAAAGGTCGAAAAGGAAAAAGAGGACAAGAAGTGAGGTGAAGCCGTATGGCCAATGAGGTTATCCCTGGAGCTGAGTACAGCGTCAGCCAGATGCTCAGCATCCTGCACGGCATAGCAGAAAAGCATGTGCCGCCAATCGTCAGTGTCGGGGTGGTCCTGACGCCGCCACCTGCGCTCACGGTACAGTGGAATAATATTGTCATCACGCCGGATCAGATTTATCTGAACGACTACTGGCTGCCGGGCCACACTCGCCGCATTGTCGGTGCTACCTCATATCGAGGCGGCGGCTCCGGTTATCCAGCTTACGAGAGTCACAATCATCCTATAGATAATGACGAGACGTGGACAGATACCTTAAAGCCCGGCGATCTCGTTTCCGTCCATCCGCAGGAGGGTGGGCAGTCCTTTATCATCGAATGCAAGTTGGTGAAGTTATGAGTACAGAATTTCCTTTCATCGGGAGCAGCGCAACAGAAAATATGACGGACGACTTGCCGCTTTTCAGGGAATACGCATGGGATTTCGAGCAAGATAAATTCCGCTACGATGGCAACGGCAACCACATCCTGCTGACCGGCAATGATGCGCTCGAAGTGTGGATCTGCAAAGCGCTCAAGACCGAACGCTTCGACTATCTGGCGTATTCTTGGCAGTACGGCATCGAGCTCAAGCCTTTCATCGGCAAAGTCATGAGCGTGCAGGAACGCTATAGCGAGCTCAAGCGTTCCTGCACGGAGTGCTTGATGGTCAATCCGTACATCAAGAGCATTGACTCTTTTACGATCGAGCAACAGAAAAATGGAGAGACGGCGCAGCTCACAATCGAGCTGACGACAGTATATGGGGAGATGAGTATCAGTGTATGAAGCAAGAGAGCAAGAGGACATCCTCGCCGAGCTGCAAGGCTATAGCACGCTGCCGTCATCGAAAGTAGAGGGCACTTTCGAGAATGATTTGCTCGCGTCAAACTCCATCGAATTTGCGAAGATGGAAGTCGAGCTCGAGGAAGCATACAAGGCCTTCTTCGTCGAGACGAGCAGTGGCGAATACCTCGATTTGCTTGGCGACCAATTCGGCGTGACGCGACGCGCTGCGGTGGCCGCCACGGGCGAGGTACAGGTGACCGGCACAGGCACAGTGCCCGCAGGCTCTTTCTTCCAGACAGCGAGCGGCGTCGTCTTCAAGACCACTGCGGCGGCTACTGTCACATCGACGGATGACAATACTATCCCGGTCGTCTGCAATGTTCCGGGCGCGCAGGGCAATACCGCCGAAAATACAATTATCCGCATCCCTGTCTCAATCCCGGGCATCTCAGCCGTTACCAATGCAGAGGCGACGACTGGCGGCACGGATGAGGAGGACGATGACACGTACCGCGAGCGCATCCTTTTCAAAGTGCGCGAGCCGGCGACATCGGGAAATTGCAATGATTACATCGAGTGGGCTACCAGTGTTTCAGGCGTCGGCCATGTCACGGTCGTGCCGCTGTGGAATGGCAATGGCACGGTCAAGGTTATCGTGACGGATACGGATGGCAATCCAGCATCGTCGGACATCATCGCGAATGTCACGGCGAAGATTGCAGATCTTCATCCAATCGGTGCCGATGTCACCGTAGTCGCCCCGAACGTCCTCGGCCTGACCATTGCACTGACCCCGACAAAGGGCACAGGCGACGCAGACGCGATAAAGAAAGTCATCAATGCCTATTTCCTGTCGAGGTCGTACACGGACAAGAAGGTATCGTATGCGAAGATAGGCCAGCTCATCATCGACAATTCCGACACGACGCTCGTAGAGGATTACGATGACCTGACGATTAACGGCGCGACGGCGAATATCGTGATTGATACGGAGCAGATTCCGTCCGTAGTAGAGGTGACGCTGAATGGCTGACTTCAAACTTTTGAGACTGGACGCGCCAGACCTGAGCCGGTACCTTCCTGTATTCCTCGCAAAGGATAATTCATTCAAGGAGCGCCTGACTGTTCTCAGTAAAGAGCACACGAAGCTCTGGCAGACCGGCATAGACTTGTGGCAGCAATTCTACGCGAAACGCGCGACATGGGGCTTGCGTGACTGGGAGCACTTTCTCGGCCTCACGACCGACGAGAGCCTGAGCTACACAGTGCGGCGGTCGGCCATCATCGCAAATCTCCACGGCGAGCAGACCGTGACGGTCGAATTCCTCGAGAATCTTGTCGACAGCTTCACGTCGGATAAGTCGGCGCACGTCGTAGACCATCCAGACCAGTACAACGTGGATATCTACCTTCCGAACGGCGGCGTGCTCTCTTTCGAGGAGATGGATAAGGCCATCCGGACATTTATGCCTGCCCATATCGGATGGGTGTACCGCTACAATACGTCGGTAAATGGTGCACTCTACGCGGCGGCGGCACTCCGACCGGCACGCATGATACTGGCGCTCGGCAAGGCCGCGAAGGACACGATGAGCACGACAGCAAGCGTGCTGCGATATGATACAGCAGCATTCGCCGCGACAGACAACGATGATACAGCCGTGGCACCTACGGATCTGGGAGCCAAGACGAATCCCGTCTGGGATGCTACCCTGGCTGAGATAACGCCCTGCCCATATGCTGAGGCAGGCGCGACCGATGGCCTTTTCACCGTGCAGGATGATGGCACGATTACGACAGTATAGGAGTGATATAGATGGCAGAATTTCATGACATTGTCGTGACGCAGGCAGGCTTGAAGCTCATTGCGCTCTCTGCGGCGATGGAAAAGCCGATTGTCTTTGACCGCATGGACATCGGCGACAGCAGGCCGAGCGACGCAAGTGCGATCGCGACGATGACGGCGATAGTCGACAAGAAAATAGAGGGTACTATCTCCGATCTCGGCGTCGTCAACAACACCGACGCGACGGAAGCACGGTATAGAATCCTTGCGAAGTACAGCAACAGCACGCTGACGACGGGCTTCAAAATCTCCGAGGTCGGTGTCATTGCTCACGTCGAGAGCAATTACTACAAGGACGATGGGTGGGGCGGCTATGCCGGCGAGAGCGTGCTTTTTGGCTATTTCTACACCGACGAAGGGAAAGAAGATTGGCTTCCGTCGAAAGACACACCAATGGATGACCTTCAGATGGGCGCGTACTTCTCCATCAGTAATGGGGCGTCCGTCGCTGTCTACATCAATGAAGAAAATAACGTAAACATCATCACTTTCAACGCCCATTTGACCGACGTCAATGCCCACAAGGACATGGTCGGCTGTACGAGCGAATATGACGGTGAGCGCGGTTTCGTTCCGAAGCCGAAAGCCGGACAGCAGGATAATTATTACCTCGGCGCGGACGGCGCATGGAAGCAAGTATCGCAGCGCTCCATCAAGGACATCGTCGACATCATCTACCCGGTCGGCTCCATCTACACGACCATTGGCTCACAGAACCCCAATGAGATATGGTCAGGCACGACATGGGAGCGCTACGCCGCAGGCCGTGTCCTGCTCAGTGCGGGCACGTACACCGAAAATGGCACGACATACACCTACACGGCAGGGGCGACAGGCGGCGAAGCGAAGCACACGCTCACTGCGGGTGAGATGCCGAGCCACAGCCACAGCGCGTCAAGCTCGACGACTGGCGCGCATTACCACGGCGTGTGGGGCGATGAAGCGGGAAACCCATTTGGTCTTTACGACAGCAATCAGAATCACGCGGGCTCCGGCAGCATGGACTGGAATAACCCGCTCGGCAGGACAAGCACGGATGGCAATCACTCGCATACAATCAGCATTGGGAGTACCGGCGGCAACGGCAGTCACGAGAACCGACCGCCATACTCCGTTGTCAATGTATGGCGCAGGACGGCTTAAGCGGTGCGCCGCCACACATTCACGACGCTGTACGGCTGTCTATTTTCGTGCGAGCCATTGCCACCTGTCGAGCCAATAATAACCGTGTGACTGTGGGCGCCTGCGCTTGTCGTATTCACATAATAGTGGACGCCAGAATCGCCTGAGTCAAATGTGTAGCCCTCACCGCTGCTATTATTGCCATTCGGTACGCCATGCGTGTGATTGCCATTGGTAGACACGGCGGCACTGTGTGCATGGCTCGGCATTTCACCCGCAGAGAAAGGAGAAATCATGTCTGTATTCCAAATCCTGAATCAATACGTCACCGTGATTGACGGCGACAAGACTTATGAAGATACACTAGACCATTTCAAATCCGACGCCAATGTGGCCGCCGCGCCGCAGTCGGTCATCTACGACAGCGCGCAGGAATGCTGTGTCGTCGATGGCAAGTGGCTCGCGTACCCGAGCGAGACGTATGACGGCTACATCGCGAAGCTGTCCGACCTCATCGCGGCTAAGGAGAAGCGCGAGTACGTTGCACCGGCAGAGCCTACAGCAGAAGAGCAGAAGGCAAGCCTGAAGGCCGACTACGACAGCGCAGTGCAGGAGTTGTCCAATTCTATGTCCGTCGCGCTCTTGACCGGCGACACGGACGCGCAGGCAAGCATCCGCGCGGATTTTGCTGACCTTCAGCAAGCGTATAAGGAGGCGGTAGAAAATGTTTAAGATTCCAAAGCGCTGTGAATACTGCGCCCACAAGCTCGTCGATGGCAAGTGCGTCAATCCATCGTGCATCGCATACAGCGCGCCAGAGACGGCAACAGAGACAACAGAGACGGCAGAGACAGCAAAGGATGGTGACGGCAAATGACTACAAGGGCAATCGTACCGAATGCGGACGGTGAAGGCTCGCTCGGCACCTCAGCAAAGAAGTGGGGCGCGGTGTACTCGTCAGCCCCGGCAAGCGGCGACAATTCCGGGCAAGTGCCGACGACAGCATGGGTGCAGACGCTGCTGGCAGATGCGCTCAAGACGGCCAAAGAAGAAATCTATAAGCAAGCGAAGCTCGACGCACACCCCGTCGGCTCCTACTACTGGAGCAATGAGAGCACGAGCCCCGCTGACCTCTTCGGCGGCACGTGGGAGGCCCTGCCGCCTGGTTATACGCTCATTGCGCAGGGGGCCGGGAGCTACTCTTTCGGAAGTTTTACGTATGAGGCCGGTAAGCAGTACGGCGAACGGAAGCACCAACTCACCACCGATGAGATGGCTAGTCATAGCCATGACTACTGGCTCGATACGAACAAGAA